AACCATTAGAACTGGATACCGAAGCTTTGATGAGCCAAACTGCATTTCAAAAATGTTGTATCGATCAATTAAACTATATGCCACGGTCTGTTGGTAAGCAAAGTTGGGAATCTCGAATAAACTTTTTGTTAAATGAAATGAACACCACCGAGGGTTCCGTTATTGAAGTAAGTCAAGACGCATCTGTATCAGGTCAATTCTATGACTATCTAGAAGAGTTTTGCACTAGCTTTCAACAAGCTACTAATCGTGAAGAGATTCTATTGAAACGACCTTATACTGATTCTGATGCAAATACGACATTCTTTAGGTTAAAAGACTTTGAAAACTTTTTACGACAAAATAAGTTTTTTGAATACAAGTCACATAAAATCGCCCAAAGATTAAGAGAAGCAAATGGCAAGGCTACGCAGATAAATATAAAAAACAAAGCTGTTCGAGTGTGGGAACTCCCTGCATTTGGTAACAGAAATATAGTTATTGATACACCTGATTTAGGTGGAGATGAGAGTGAGGTTCCATTTTAATGTTTAGGATATTCGGACCACCGGGTACAGGTAAAACATCAAATTTACTTGATATGGTGGATAAAGCTTTAGCTAGTGGCATGAATCCACAGAAGATTGCGTTTCTAGCTTTTACTCGTAAGGCTGCAAATGAAGCAAAAGAAAGAGCGGCTAAACGATTTGGATTAGACCCAAAAGAAGATTTAATTTATTTTAGAACTCTTCACTCTTTAGCGTATAGGTCATTAAGTATTAAATCAGAACAGATTATGTCAAGAGGTCATTATGCCGATTTGTCATCTAAAGTTGGTATTGAACTACAAGGTTCCGTATTATCCGAACACGATGATACCCTTGGTTCCGTTGCAAGTGACCACCCTATTCTTGCTTTGATTAATTTAGCAAGACTAAAAAAGACTGATTTGAGAAAAGAATACAATCAATCTCAACTGCAACACACTTGGTTTGAAGTAGATTATGTTGCTAGAAGTTATCAGAAGTTTAAAGAAGTCAATGGTTTACTAGACTATACCGATATGTTGGAGATGTTTGTTAAGGAGAAAGACTCCTGTCCTGAATTTGATCTTTGTATGTTAGATGAAGCTCAAGACTTATCCCCAATGCAATGGGATATTGCTCACAAGCTCGATGCTCACTCAAAAAAAATGTATTGTGCAGGAGATGATGACCAAGCCATTTATTTATGGGCAGGTGCTGATTACAATCACTTTATTCATCTTGATGGTGATGCAGAAGTCTTACAGCAATCTTACAGAATACCACATTCCGTACATGGATTGGCAGATAAAATTGTAAAAAGAATATCCAATAGGTTTCCTAAAACATATTTACCACGACAGCAAAAAGGTAAGGTTGACCGAATCGTAGATATGTCCAATCTAGACATGTCTGACGGCTCTTGGCTCATTCTTACTCAAGCTAACTATATGATGAATCCGTTGGTAGATGAATTAAAAACAAAAGGTTTACTGTTTGAGAGAAACAATGCACGGTCTATTCCTGAAAAACTATCGATTGCTGTAAATGGTTGGGAGAGATTACGACACGGTAATACTGTTGATTTAAAGACAGCCGAGACAATTTATAGTTACATGACTGGTAATAATATTAAGATTGCTAGAGGGTGTAAGAAACTTAAGCCACTCCCTGATAATCTTGATGAAGTCTTTACCTTTGACCTTTTAGTAAAACATCATGGGCTGTTAGCTAAACGAGAAGAGATATGGCATCAAGCGATGGATAGAATACCTGATGTAGATAGAGCCTATGTCACGGCACTATTGCGTTCAGGCGAGAAGTTTAATGCCAAACCTCGTATTAAGATGTCCACGATTCACGGGTCAAAAGGGGGTGAAGCAGATAATGTTGTGTTGTTTACCGATTTATCAACTGCTGCGATGCAACAGAATACAGATGATTTACATCGAGTGTTTTATGTTGGAGTCACTCGAACAAAAGAAAACCTATACCTAGTCGAGCCACAAGATGTTCATAAAGGATACATAATATGACCGAAGAAAAGAATAATAAATTACAGTTTGCAATGTTCAATCCTGATTCGGAATGGGCTGTACCACACCATCTACCTGATCTATCTGATGCAAAAGAAATAGCCATTGACTTGGAGACACGAGACCCTGATATAAAGACATTAGGTCCCGGGTGGGCTACGAAGAATGGAGAAGTTGTTGGGTACGCTATTGCTACCGAGGGTTGGAAAGGCTATATACCGACTGGTCATTTAGGTGGGGGTAATCTCGATAAGCGTATTGTTTCCAAGTGGTTAAGAAAAGTGTTCGAATCCCCATCAGATAAGATTATGCACAACGCACAATACGACCTTGGATGGTTACTTTCGGAAGGATTTACCGTCAATGGACGCATCATAGATACCATGATAACAGCTAGTCTGTTAGATGAAAACAGATATAGTTACAGTTTAAATGCTTTATCGTATGATTATCTTGGAAAAACCAAGAGTGAAAAGACGTTAGTTGAAGCATCACAAAGCTTTGGGGTTGATCCAAAAGCAGAATTGTGGAAACTACCGAGTATGTATGTCGGACCATATGCTGAAATGGATGCTGTGTTAGCCCTTGACTTATGGAAACATTTTCAAGTGTTGATGAACAGAGAAGACATTTGGACGATTTGGGAATTAGAAACATCTCTACTACCTTTATTAGTGCAAATGACAAAAAAGGGTATTCGAGTAAATTTAGATCAGGTTGAGCGATCCAAACAATTACTACTGAAAAAAGAAAAAGAATCAATGAAACAAATTAAAACATTGGTGGGTAGTGATGTAGAAATATGGGCATCTCAATCGATTGCCAAAGCGTTTGATAAATTAAACCTACCGTACCCAAAGACAGAAAAAGGCTCACCAAGTTTTACCAAGTCATTTTTAAGTGAACACTCACACCAATTACCTAAACTTATTTTACAAGCACGAAACTACAATAAGACACAAGGTACATTCATTGGGTCAATCTTAAAGTATGTATCTAAAGATGGGCGTATTCATGGGCATATTAACCAACTGCGTTCAGAAGCAGGGGGTACTGTGTCAGGTAGAATCTCTATGAATAATCCTAATCTACAACAAATTCCAGCTCGTGACCCTGAATTGGGTCCGATGATACGAGGACTGTTTTTACCTGAAGAGGGGGAAGAGTGGGCAAGTATTGACTTTTCCCAACAAGAACCACGCATCTTGGTGCATTATGCCAAGACGGTTGGTAACTATCGAAGAATTGAATTAAGAGGGGTAGAAGAGTTTGTAGATGCTTACAATACTGATCCTAATATGGACTTTCATACAATGGTTGCTGAAATGGCAGACATACCTCGTAAACAAGCTAAGGTAATTAATTTAGCAATGATGTATGGAATGGGGGTGACAAAACTTTCTCAACAGCTAGATATATCTATTGACGAAGCCAAAGCACTTACCAAGCAATATCATGCACGAGTGCCTTTTGTTAAGCAATTGATGGATAGTGTTAGCCAACGGCTCAATGATCCTCGTAGTAATGGGTCTATTCGTTCCTTAAAAGGTAGAAAGTGCCGATTTGATTTATGGGAACCTGATAGTTTTCAAGCACATAAAGCCATGCCACGAGATCAAGCACTCGCTGAATACGGCTCAACTACACGATTGAAACGAGCTTATACTTATAAAGCTTTGAATCGACTCATTCAGGCATCTGCAGCCGATCAGACAAAACAAAGTATGGTGAATCTGTATAAAGAGGGCATTATTCCGTTGTTGCAAGTTCACGATGAATTAGCCTTTTCAGTAAAAAGTAAAGAACAAGCCCAAGCTTATGCAGATATTATGATTAATGCTGTAAAGCTTGAAGTACCAAACAAGGTTGACATCGAAATGGGCGAGAATTGGGGTAATTGTAAGGAAATCAGTTGAAACTTTACATTTAATTATATATAATCGAATAATATCAAATATAGGAATCTATTATTATGGACACTACAAAATGGAAATCAGTTTTATTACCACGAGATTTGTACGCAGAAGTGAAAACTGCATCACGAATCGAGGGTCGCACTTTATCTGGTCAACTACGGTTGATTATAGAAACTTGGAAAGCACAAAACTTATCTAAAAAAGATGTCATCATGCTCCAAGAAGAAACTGATGCTTATAATAAAAAGGTTTTAGCAGAACAGAAAAGAAGAGAGGATCAAAAAACTCTTGATCGAATAGACAAGATGTTAGAAAAGGGGTAGACTGAAGTTATACAATTTTTCATTTTGACTCCAACCTCTCTCGACAAGGAGAACCTTACCCCTCTTCGGAGGGGTTTTTTTACCTTATAAGGAAAATAATTATGGAAACAATGACAAAAGAACAAGCAAACAAAGAAATTGACGCAATCTACGAAAGGTTGTTTGATCCTCAAACTAGTGCTACTATGGATAAAGAAACACAAGATACTTTATATAAATTATTGAAAATAGTAGATGACAAATGAACAGTTAATGGGAATGGTGGGCAGAATATTAAAGCAACTGCCTGTCGAGTTTAAAACCATATCTTCGGAAGAAAAGATTTTGGCTCTTTTAACAATCGCTTTAGCTATTATGAGTGATGAGAAAGAGATAACTTTTGAACCTTACTTTGAAGAGGAAGACGACACATGCGACTCAAAACATTAGATATACCCTTATATGCTAGAAAACCAAGTTGGTTTCGTAGATTAAAAACTAGAATCAGACAAAGACAAATGGAAGAACAAAACGGTTGGCATACACCTGATTTTGTAGATGAGTTAGTTAAATATTTTGCAAATTTTGCCGTTTTGTTTTTAGGTTTAGTTACCTTATTTTTGGTAATTGCTTACATCATTGGACTCTGATGGCTAGACTTAAAGTAGGATTCGTTGCTCACGAGCCGATTTTTAAGAAGACCTCACAAGGTGGTCGTAACCCAAAAATGAGTTCGATGAACAAGAGCAAGAAATTAAGCTTTAAAAAATATAGAAGACAAGGCAGATAATGGGTGCATCAAACAAATGTTGGTATTGTACATTTGGAGATGGTTTACCTGATGGTAAAGTTATTTGCCACCTATCTGGTAGTTATACCGAACAAGAGTGTTTGATGTTTCAACCCAAACCTAATCTGTTGCACGAAGAAATGAAGAAATGTCGAAAAGGTGTAAAGACAAATTTGTTTTCAAAAGACGAAATTATACTGCGTCCAAAAGATTATTTTGATACAATGGAAGGAGATGACACATAAATATCCTACATACTTAATTGAATGGGACGATGCAATGGCTGATGCGTCTTGGGAAATTTTGAGAGAAGAGGATATTAAAGATTCAAAGTGTTACACCATAGGTTTTTTGATCGGAGAAACAGAAAAACATATAGTAATTGCATCTACCTATGATGAAGAAACTGAGCATACTAATGCACGGTTACAGATTCCAAAAGGTATGATTACGAAACAAATTAAGGTTGATTTACCTGAAGAAGAAGTAGAGAAAAAACATAATTTATTATTGAGAGAAGAGTAAATGACAGATTTTTTTAAACAAAGTATTGAGCAATCACAAAAATTGCTTACTGCAATGCAGAAAGATTTTAATGAAACGGTGACTTTTCATAATGAAATGTATACTAATCTAATGAAAAAACTTGAAGAAAGAGATAAGTTAATCGAATCGTTAAGAACAGAGATTGGTAAAACAAAAGATAAAAATAGAGAGTTAGAAAAGAATCAATGCCAATGTCCATAGATAAAACTAAAATGCAGATTTACCATACTTATTTGAACATGCGTCAAGATGCAAGAGATTTATCTGACCGATTAAAAGAATTACAACAAATTAATGTAGAAAAAGCTGAACGAATAAAAGAAGAAAACTTGAAAAGAGCAATCAGCGAGGAGAGAGTAGATGTATGGGCTTAAAAGTCAACAAAATACAAATCGGTGGTAATCACTACAAAGACCTACCTATTCAAACATGGGATTATATTTGGTCAAACAAGATAGGATATTTTGAGGGTAATGTCATAAAGTACGTTTCACGGTGGCAACAAAAAGGTGGAATATCTGATCTGGAAAAAGCAAAACATTATCTTGAAAAATTAATTGAGTTAAATTCTAAATAATGATTTATTATATTCATGTTAATCAATTAAAAATTCGACAAAACAATAAACTCATACGAGAGGGTCGAGAAAATGAGATTATGCCACCAATTATAATAAAAAAAGGTAAAAATAAAACAATTGCTAATTGTTTTGAAATAGAATTCGTTGAAAGAACAAAACTAGTGTATCATTTCAAAGGTGGTAAAATACTGCCTTGTGGTGCTAGACTTGTAGCAATAACCCATGTAATGCCAAAGATATTACGATGACACGAAAAGACCGATTTAAGAAATGGATACGACATACTGCCGTTTGGATATTTGCTTGTTTGCCTACGGCTTTTTTGTGGATTTATGTTCTTGCAACGATTCAGATATATACTTCCTAGCATCATCTAATACTTGCGTGTTATCACGAAACAAACCTAGTGCCAAGTTACAAGCATTACATAATAACCCTCTAACTTTCCCCGATTCGTGATCGTGATCAATTCGCAAATTGTCTGCTTTTTTAAGACATATTTTGCATCTAAAATTTTGTAAAACGAGTAGTTCAACATATTGTTCTTTCGTCAGTCCATATCGCTTTAACCGTTTTCTTAATAAATACTCTTTATACCATGGCTTACCAACGGCTCTATATTTACGGTTAAGCTTATTGTGTTTTTCTTTGTTGTTCTTTTTATACCGATTGGTTTTCTTTCTAACTCTTTGTGAATTTTCTGGTACGTTATACCATTTTCTTTGCCTTGCATTGGTGCAAGTGTGACATGTTTTTCTATGTGTTCCTTTATCTGTTCTAAAGGTAAAGTCAGCGATGCTTTTTATTTCACCACACTTACTGCATTTTTGTTTTTCCATCTAACTACAATTTTCTTTTGCCACGCATCACGGCTCTTTTCAACCATTTTACTCTTAAATGATTGGTAAATAAAGGGGTTGACATATTTGATAAAGTCGCATACAATTCTTATAGAAAGTGCAAAAAAAGGGCTTAAATAATCACGGCTCACGGCATTATCGCATATGAATTAATAGTATGGTATACCCTTAAAATGAGGGTTTTTTGAGAAAAAAGGAGTGAAAATGTTAGGGAATGTTTTAAGTTTATTTGATGGAATTTCTGGTGGTCAAGTTGCTTTAGACCGACTAGGTATCCAATATGAAAACTATTATGCAAGTGAGATTGACAAATATGCTATTCAAATTACGCAAAAGAATTATCCCAAGACAATACAAATCGGTGATGTAACCAAAGTTAAAGCGAGTGACTTACCAAAAATAGATTTACTAATGGGTGGCTCACCATGTCAAGGATTTTCAATTGCTAATCAAAATCGTAAAAATTTAGTATTTAATGAATACGGTGTTTGTAGTGACGAAAGAAGTAAACTTTTCTTTGAATTTGTCCGATTGATGAAAGAAAAAAAACCCAAGTGGTGGTTTTTAGAAAATGTTCGTATGAAGAAAGAACATATGGAGATTGTCAACAAAGTATTATCTGATGCTGTTGGTTATACGGTAGAACCTTACCTTGTAAATTCAAGTGTACGAAGTGGGCAAAATCGTTTGCGATACTATTGGACAAACATTCCATTTGAGAATAATCTAGAAGATTGGGGTATCAAATTGAAAGACATACTAGAACCTATACCGTTTAGTAAAGATTACCCAAACTACTTAAGATTACCGATTGTTAGAAAAAAAGGTGGTGCGAGTAAAAAAACAAGAGGTGAGATGGTACGATCTATTGATGACGAAAAATCTTTCACGGTTAATGCGACAATGTGGAAAGGTCAAAAAAGTAGTTATGTTAAAGCACAAGAGATAAACCC